TTAGCGCAGAACCTTGTAGCCGCGGCCGCGCAAACAATTGTTGATGACCTCGATCTGCCCGGACACCCCGTGCGCGCCGCCGCCGGCGAGCCCGGCCGTGCCGCCGATGGCGGCGCCGTAGCCAGCCCCCGTGCTCACATCGCCGCCGGCGGCGCCGGCAATGGCGCCAATGCCTGCGCCGAGCGCGGCGCCCAAGACGGCGCCGGTCGCGGCCTCGCCGACCGGGCTCACCTTTTCGGCATAGGCGCGGCATTCGGCGAGATCGGCCTGATATTTGTTTTGATCGACGCCCTTCAAGTCGACCACCGGCTCGTAGGTCTGGGCGCAAGCAGCGAGCGTTAAGACGATGATCGCGCAGAGGATGCCACGCATATGCCCTCCTTTCGTGAATCGACCATCGGGCCAAGTTCACGCGCTCGGAAAATTAACCGTCCCGCATCATAATGCCGAGGTGATAGCTCGCGCAACGGGGGCGGACGGTTTGGGGCGTGCGGCCTTAAGACAGAAGCTCGGCGATGGCGGCAATCAGGCCGTCGTGGCGGGTGCGGCTGACTTTGCAGCCATATTCGACAACGGTGTCGCTGGGCCGGTCGTAATGCCAAATCGAAATGCGGCCATCGCCGACCAAGCTCAGTTTGAGCTCGACCTTGGCATTGCGCCAAGACAAAACCATGACCTCTGCCGAATACTTGTTCACTTGCGGCGAAGGCAAGTGCGCCGCTTCCACGGCAGCCAGCGCGCTTAAGGCAAACTCGTAGATCTCGCGGCCCAATCCGTTGCCGCGCAAGGGCGCGAGGGTTAAGGCCGTCTCGTTCCTTACCGAGCCCCGAAAGGGAATGACGTGGCCCATTTCTTCTCCAGTCCGCCCGCCAAGTTAAGGGCGCGCGCCTTGCCAACGACACAGGATTAACGAAAAACCTTGTCGTCGCGTTAACGAGCCAAGGCCCCTCTACCTGCAGGCTTCGGCCATCCGGCGCAGCACGTAATAATCGCTTAACGCTTCCGCGATCGCCCAATTCTCGGGCAGGGACAACGCGGCCAATTGGTCGGCGAAGGCTTGCGCGAAGACGCGATCATAGCGCTTGACCGGCGGGCAGGCCGCTTCCGGCAGCGAGGCGCAGCCGGCAAGCAACACTGCGACGATGAGCGCCCTAGCAGCTTGCGCAAAAGACCATTTTCGTGCCATCCCCTCGGCCAAGCGGCTGGTCCAGGAGGGTGCCGAAAAACATGGGTTCCCGCTTGCGCGGGAACGACAAAAACGAAGAGATTTGGCACGTGTCGGCAATTTGCTAGAGCCCTTCACGGCGCACCTTCTCGACCAGTTCGTCGCGGGTCTTGGGCGCCTCCAATGCGGCCCTGAGTTGCTCGTCGCGCGCGGCGCGGGAGCGGCGATAAAGCCGCTCCCGCACCTTGGCCAAGCTGGCGCGCGCGATCAAAAAGGCGCTGGCCAGAACCGAGGCGATCGAAACGACGAGCTTGGCCAGCGCCGCCCAGAGCACCGGCATCAGCCGATTCTCTTCGAGGCCACGACGCGGCCCCAAATCGCGTAAAGCGAGCCCGCGAGCGCGCCCGCATCCGTGACGATGCGAATCACTTCCGCCTGATCGACCGGGCCGAAGACGTAGCCGAAGAAGCCCGCGATCACCGATACGATGGCGAAGGCGGCACCCCAAAAGGTTTTCGAAACAAACAAGGATTTGTACTCTTCCATCTCAGTCTCCTTTCATTCGATGTCGTTGTAGAACGCGTGCGCGCCGATGATGGCCGCGGCGAGCTTGTTGGCGGCCCACTTGGGTGCCAAATCGCGCCGGTGATAATGGGTGGAACCGAAGGTCGGGTCCGCCTTCTTGCCGAGCACCACGCTCAGCGCCGCAAGAAGCGCCGCTTGGAGCGCCGGATCATCGAGGCTTGCTTTTTCGATCCGCGCGCGATTCGGATCGTTCTTGTTCCAGCAAGAAAATTGAAAGGGCTGCAAACAGGCGGACGCGATGGTGCCATCGCCATAGAGCGCGGGTTTGCGCTTAGAGGCGCGCGCCCGGTTGCGGGCCACATGGGCCACCGCGATCTGGCCCGCTTCCGGTTCGCCGCGCGCCTCGCCCAGGATGGTGCGGGCGAGGATGTCGAGATCGCGCCAAGTGGCGGGTCTCTGTTTCATTTGCCGCCGATGAGAAACAAAACCGGAATTTTCGCCAGCAACGCGCCGATCGCGCCGCTGATCCCGGCCAGCACGACGAGCATTTTCCAGCCGCCCTTGGCCTGGTTGAGCGTGTCCGCCACTTGTTCGATCTTCGGCTTGATGTGGGCGAGACAGACCTCGATCGCGTCGATCCGGGCCTCGAGCCGGCCCAAATCGCGGTGCAGCTTCTCGCTGATTTGCCGTTCGCTCGGCATGGCGCCGCTCAAACCCGTCCCAAGACGCTGAATCCGGTAATGGCTCCGGGCACTAAAAAAGCCCTCAGCGGAGCCAATGCAGTCATGATCACGTTGGTCGTTCTCCAGCCTGCGGCAATCCCGGAGCCTGAGCCTTTGGGTAACAATCGCCGCGCAGGCGAAACAAAACGCCGCCAACGAGGGCGGCGAGCAGAACGGTCAGCATCGCGTCACATTAAGGCTCAGGGTTCGCGGTAATGGCCTGTTTGATCGCGTCGATCGCGGCCTGAGTTTTCGCCGGGAGGGCTTGACCCTTGGAGAGCGCATCGAGGCCGAGCGCCAAAAGCGCGATCACGCGGAAACGCGACTGGCCGAGAGAATTCTCCTGGCTTGTTAAGGCGCTTGCCAACTTGTTCGCTTGCGCCTCGGCGAGTGGCAAGTCCACGACCGCGAAAGTCTCGGTTACGCCATCGGGGCCGACGGCAACGCCGCGCTGCAACTTCTGCGTCAGCGGATCATAGGCTGGCTTCGCGCCCTCGGCGTAAGGCACCCACTTGAATTGCGGCTTGCCGGCCAGCACAGGCGGCGCGCCGTCGAAATCCTGGATGCGCCCGGTGAAGGCGCCGTTTTCGAGAAGTGCGTATTTGGCCATGTGTCAAGTCTCCGGGTAAACCGCAATCGTCCAAGCGATCCAACGCACCACGCTTGTCGCCGACATGAGGCCAGGGTCTTCTGTGGCCGCGTTCAATTCCCGGTAGGCGATCGCCGTGTCGGGCGCGCCGTTGCTGGTGTTCGCGATCATCGTGTAATTCGTGCTTTGCCCAGTCGAAGTGCCTGTGCCGTTGATGCCGTATCCTTCGAGCCAAAGATAGTTCTTCGCCCCGCCAGTCGGCGTCAACCCAGGCGGATTGATGCTGGAGTTGGCCGCGTGCGCGATGGCTGCCTCGGGCGCGTTAACGCCGCTGCCGTGATCGGTGATCCGCACCGCGCAGTGCGCGGTCGAGCCGGACGCGCCGGTGGTGACGGTGATTGATGCGCCTTCCGTGCCGTCGGCGATGCGATAGCGGACTTCCGTCTCGTAATTGTTGCTGACGATGGTCGCCAACAGCGTCCAGCCGGACGGCCAAGTGAAGGTCGTATTGTTGGTCGTCGTGAAACAGACGATCAGCAAATCGCCAGAGGCGATGCCGGACGGCAGATTGACCACATGCGACGTGCCCGAGGCTTCGCTTGTGGCGCTGGCGGCGACGAAGGGGAACGGGCGCGGCGTTCTGCCGCCCGCCGACAGCAGGAGCGCTTCGCCCAGCATCAGGCGTCGTTTCCTTTGTTCAAAGTCCAGAAAAGCTGAACTTCCAAAATGACCGCATCCTCTGCCAGGGTGTCGCCGGCGTCCGCCACGTCGCGGTAGAGCCGCAGGTAAATCCGCTTGCCGTTCGCCCAAACGCCGGCGGGCGTGATCGCCGCGCTCACGGCGGAGGTGTGCAAATCCTTCTGGGCGAGGCGCGTGTCCGAGACGATCTGCGCCGTGCCGAACGCCGTGTCGATTGCGTCATCATCGCCGATGAAGACCGCCTGCAGGCCGAAGGTCACGCCGCCCGTGTTCGTGCTCAAGGGCGCCCACTGGTAGCGAAACGTGATCGCCTGACCGTCGTAGGAGGGCGGCGGCGTGAAATCCAATTGCGCCGCCTCCTGCGCCGCGCTGTCGAAGGCAAGGCCGGTGATGTCGGGCCGGCCCGTGGTGATGGCGTTGGTGGTCGCCAAGGCCGCGCAACCGTTCACCCCTTGCGGCCGCCAGGCTGACGCCTTCAGGGGAATGGCGCGCTTGCCTTGGATCAGGGCGAGCCCGCCCCATGTCCGCCATTCCGTCCCGTCGCAATAGATTAGCGCAGCCGTTTGCTTGACGTAATTCTTGCCCGAGGAGTTGTCGAGTTTTTCTATGCCATTCGGGTTTACCGTGATGACGCCCGAGCCGTGATTGTAGAACAGGAACCAGAACCCGTCGCCGGCCGTGGCCGCCGCGGGCAACGAGAGTATCCGGTTGTTGGCCGTATCGTAGATGATGCGCGCTTGATAGTCGGCCAGCGCGAGCGTGTAATCGGTGGTCTTGACCAGAGTCTTCGGCCGCGACATGTCGGCGGGCGCGCGCAAATCGTCCAGGATCGAATTGGCGATCGTAGTTGTGGACGTGGTGAGGTTGATCCGGGCCACGGGCAGCTTGCCGGCCGGGATCGCGGGATCGGTGGGCGAGGCCGCTTCCGCGCCGGTGGCGACGCCGACCGCCCCCGTTATCCGATCAACGTGTACAATATCCTTGCGCGGGTTCGTCGTCGGCGCAGTGATGGTGCCGGTATTCTGCGCCGCGACTTCCGTCAGCGTCAGGCCATCGAAGATCGCGCCCGCGTCGAGGCGCACGGTCATGTTCGGCGTCGCCTGCTCGTGCGGCGCGAAGGCGGCCGAGAGCCGCTTGAACACCGCCGCCGCCGCGTCGAGATTGTTCTTGTAGGCCGTCGCCGATTGCGCCGTAAAGTCCGGCTGAACGAAGGAAGAGACGCCCATTGCTTAGGTTCCTATAGGATTCGATAATGTGCGATCTGCAATGGCAGGGGGCTACCCATGCCACGCTTCAATTTCGACGCGCATAGCTTTGAAATCCCTTGCCCTAGCTGCGGCAAGAAAGCGGCGCAGACGATCGGATGGCTCAAGGCCAACGATCAATTCCCCTGCCCCGGCTGCGGCGGATCGATTCGCCTGGACAAGGCGGAATTCCTCAAGCAGCTTGCCGAGATCGAGCGCGAACTCGCCCGCCTCCCCGGCGAGATTCGCATCAAGCTTGGATAAGGCCGCGACGGTTTCCTCAATCATCGCGCGGAACGTGCGATCGACGCCGATTGTGAGTGTTTTTGCGTGCGCTATCATGCGGCACATCCAGGCGCCCCGCGCGGATCGAAAACCTGCCGCATCACGATGCGTATCGGGGCCGGAAGCCGCGCCGGGATTTCGATAATGCAGTTGCCATAGAGATGGATTACTCGCACTCCGTGCTTGCGCGCCATGCTCACACTCCTATCGCCGCCCAATCGACGGTGCCGCCGACGTCCGCGCCGGCGGTGTTGAAGACCTTGGCGGTGAAGCCGGTCGCGCTCGGGCTTTCGTAGGTGGCGATCCGGGCTGCCCCGCCCGAGGGCTGCGCCGTGACCTGGATCGCGGGGGTGTTGATGAAGCGTTGGCCGAAGACAATCGCGGTGCCGCCCGCGGCGATGGTTCGGCCCGCTTCTGATTCCGTGCGTTCGAGCAAATCGATCGTCGGCTTGAAGGCCGAGAGGTAGCCGACTTGCCCCGCCGTGTTGTCGAGCCGGAATTTGTTCTTGAAACGCCGCGCCGTCACCGTGCCGATGGTCCAATCCTCGAAGCCGTCGTAGGCGTCCGCTTCCTTGCGGTAATCGAGCCGATGCACGCCGCCGAAGCTGCCCGTCTGCCCCGGCCCCTGGCCGCCGCCCGCCTCCGCCCATACCCGCACTCCTTCCGCATCGAAGCCCAAGTCGATTTCCGCGCCTTCGTATTCACTCTGGGCGTAGGGGTTATAGACGAACTGGTCGAATATCTCGAAGCCGACGGCAGAGGCCAGGCTCTGGCTGTCTGGCACGAGCCGGCCTGATACCGAATGGCGGATGAAATTCGTTTTCGTGCCCGGCCAATCTGGCGCGTTGGCCTGTTGGTTGACGATATCGTTGGTGTTCGAGACCGTGATCGCATAAGTGGCGGCCGCGGCCGAATAGTTGCCGGAGGTGTCGCGCGCCTTGACCCCGACCACCCAGGAGCCGGGGGGAAGGCCGGCGTTGGTGATCAGCGTGCCGCGGGTGACCGAGGTCAGCTCGATCGCGTTCTCCCAAATGAAGGGAGAGGCCATGTAGCGGATTTCGTAGCCGGCAAGGTCGAGATCGGCCACCTGATCCCAGCGGAAGGTGACGACGCTGCCGTTCTGCTGGGCCGAGAAGTTGGCGACGTTCGAGGGCGCCGCCGTTTTCCCCACAACCGTATGGTTGAGCGCCTGCACCCAGTTGCCGGCAACGCCCAGATTGTTGACCGCGCGGATGCGCACGTCGTAACTGACGCCGTCCTGCACGTCGAGAATGTAAGTCTCGGTGACGCCGCCATCGACGAACTCCGACGGCAGCCAAGTCGAATCTGCGTTCTTCTTGTATTGAATCTCGATCCGCCCGCCCGAGGTCACGAATTCGTCCGCGGGCGCCGTCCACGAGGCCTTGATGCGCGAGAACACCGTGCCGTCCAGGCGCAGATAAAGCTGGGCCGTGCCCGAGGCAAGCTGGAGTCCGGTCGGATCGGAAACGACGGTCGGATCGGGCAGGTCGGTCGTGGCCGCCGCCTGCGGCGTCGTTTCTTCCGTTGATGCCCAGTCGTAAACCGTCGAAGCCGTCTCGCGCATCGTGAGGTCGACGCCCAAAGCGACCTGGCCGTTCGCGTCCTCGTCCGCGGTCAGCCGCCAATCCTTGACCTCGAAGGGCTTGGCGGCCCATCCCATGCGGGCATTCGTGACTTGCACCACGTCGGGCACGCCGATGCGAAACGCCGTGAGTTTGCAGGGCAGCGTCAGCGTGATCTGCTTGCGCGCCCGCTCCAATTCGATCTTCATCAGCCGCTGGCCCATGGACGGAGAGACGGTGTAGGGGAACACCGCGTCCTTCCACACCCGCTCGTTCTCGTCCTCGGCCAGATACGCGGCGCTGGTCACTTGCGGCAGGTCGGTCGGCTGCCAGGCCGATTGCGGGTCGGCATAGACGCCCTTGACCCCGTTGAAGTTCTCGCGCCGCGAGACCTTGGTCTGCAACTGGATCGGGCCGCGCAAGTCGCTCTCGGTGAGCGTGACTGCAGGCGTCCGGTATGCGGCAGCGAAAATGCCCCAAAGGCCCGAGGAATAGACCACGTTGCCGCCAAGCGCGGTCAGCATCTCCTCGATGTTGTCCTTCGGGCTGCGCTCGGTGTCGACCACGCCGTTCAGCGTGTAGCGGGGCTCGGCCTGGCGGGTCGCGGTGTGGGCGCCGGTGCCGGCGGAGGTCAAGTCGATCGCCGTGCCCGCCCGGGCGTTGGCAAGAGAGGATGCCGCCTTGCCGGTCTTGGCCGAAATCGCGATCCAGTAGTAATCGACGCCGGCCGACAATCCGCCCGGCAGGGCGCCGCCCGAGGACACCCGGAAGCGCGTGCCGGTATTCAGCCTGATCTTGGCGTCGGCGAGCGTCAGGATATCGGTCGCGGCGTCGGCGGTGAAGGTCGAGGTCGAAGCCTGATCGAGGGTGACGAATTCATCGCAGATATTGGCGGCGGCGCTCAGCGCCGTGTTGTCGATCTCCGTGCCATAGGCGGCGCCAAGGCCGTATTTGGAATCGCTCAGATAATCGGCGATGCACAAGGCGGCGTTATCGGAATAGACGGTGGTCGATGTGCGCGGGTCGAAGACTTTCTTGCCCTTCACCACCGCCGTAATGTTGGGCATGCCGATCGGGCCGAAGATGTTCGGCCCCCAGGCGAGCTTGGCGTAAATGTAGGCGATGCCGCGCAGCCGATGATCGTCCGTCCACTTGGACGGCGCGTCGGCCTTCAGGTTCGTATCGACGGTCTGACTGGCCTCGCCCTTGTGCTTGTAGACCCAGACCTTGCCGTTGTATTTGCCGGACGTGACCGCGCCGCCGGCGGCCGGCACCGGCACCACCTCGTCGTTGAACAAAATATCGCCGATCTCCTCGACCTCGTGCCCGGCGAGGCAGACGATCAGATGCAAGAAGCGGTTCGTGCCGCCGGTGGTGTGGATGAACACCACCGGCCCGCCGGTTCGGGTCTGGCCGTAGACGATCTTGCGCGCGGTGGTCGGCTCGCGCACGGTCACCGTGCGCCCGCTCAAGTGCACGCTCGGGCTTGGCGGCTTGGGCGTCAATGCGCGCGAGACCGCGCTCAGCACGAAAGAGGACGCCAGCGCGGTCAGCGCCTTGGCGAGGAACGACAGCCCGCCGATGCCGAGCACGCTGACCAGCGGCGTGAAGGCGAGCGCGCCCAAGATCGCCGAGGCGATCGCGGTGAAAATCGGCATGGGGTGAATTCGTTCTAATCAATCGGCCAGGCCGAGAGGCAGGCATCGAGCGGGAGGAAGCCGAGGCCATGCTCGCCTAGGCAGGCGGCGTTGATGCCAAGGCACACGGCTAGGTGCTCGCCTTTTTCATCGCGAAACATCAGCCAGTCGCCGCGGCGCGCCTGCAACGGCGTGACCGGGCTTCGCCGCAAGACCTTGGAAACTGCGCGATCGAGGCTGCCGCCCAGGCGCTTGATCAGTTTCAGCGATCCCGCCTGGGTGCGGTATTTAATGCCCTTGCCGTAGTTGGCGCCGGTGATCGCCTTCACACATTCGCGGGCGAAGGTGAAGCAGTCGTGCTCGCCAATTTTATAGGGCCTGTGCCGCGCCGCCTCGATCACGGCGTCAAGCCGCTTCGGCCAATCTTCGAAGCGCATCGAATACTACGACCCGCGCCTTAGCGAATAAAAATAAACCGCCCAAAGGCGGCTTTTCCCAGCAGAGAAACAAACACCTAACTATTTTCTTTTTTTTTCGTAGGATGCCCAGGACCGTAATCAATGCCCTTTATATCAACAGTCTTCCCGGGTGAATTTTTTAAAAACTCTTCGTACTTAATTGCCACAATCTTTCGCTGCCACCACCAAAAAATCAGCCCAACGAAGACCGCCACTGTCGGTAAAAAATTCTGAAACCCCACTCCCGCAAAATACTGGGGGATCAACGGCACCATAACTTTATAAAAATGAATCCCGAAGACAAGCCCGGCAACCCCCAAAGCCAAGGCAAGCTGCAGCTTGAGATGCGTCAGCAACGAACCGGTCTTGCGATGAGCACCAAAATAATAATGGATCTCTCTTAAGTCGCTGTTTTTTAAAAATTGTCTTTCAATGTTGGCAATCATCACCAGGTTGCGATTGTACCAATAAGATGCGTCAACGACGTGCGTCGAAACCCATGCCGCAAGGATGATTATTAGAGTGGCGGCCACATCTAGCGAAATAATGTTTTTTTCGATCAGGGACCAAACGGCGAACGCGCCAACCAACACGCTGACCGACTGCCATACGACAACAATATGCCGGTTAATATCATTCATGAGCTGATTGTACATGGCGATCAAAAAATCAGACCGTGCTTTCTCCATGTCAAACTCGCCCATGTGAGCCTCTCACTCTCGCCGGCCTATAACCGTCCCAAAGTGCGCTGATATTTTTCACCGAGTCTGCAAGACAATTCTTATACCCTCCCTTGGGATGTGGGCGGAAAATCTCGCCATCGAAGTAATCTCCAAACGTGGCGTCTAGTGTAAACCGATTCACATCTAGGCTAAAAACTGGAAGAACCTCCGCCATTTTTCTTTGCACGTCCGGTCTGCCCCCCAGCAGATGCACAGGTCGTTTAAATGCGACTGGTGAAAGTGTGGTTCCCCCATATCGAGTTGGCACACTGAAACCCAGCAAAAAATCGCTCGGAATTGCTTCGCATAGCCGGGATTCTAGTAGCCGGTCCTTCGGCACTACAACAACATATTCAGCAAATTCTAGAAGACGATATGCCTGATCGATAATGTGTCGCAGATCACGACGTTCCTCGATATCACGCGCCACAGTCATCAGTGGGTGGGTTTGATGTGCGACCTCCAAATGCTTAGCAAAATCGTATCTTTTCCAATCAATATCGAGGAAGCCCAACCTGCGAAATCGTCTCACATCCCGTAAATTTGTGTAACGCGCACCAGGAAGCCAGCCATAAGGAATAGCGATTTCAATAGCGGTCGCGCTATGTGCGACAAATTTTAAGACTGAGGAACCCTGCCCCATGAACCCATCATGGCGCAGAGATTATTTTAGCTCAATGGTTAGTCCATTGCTGACTTCTCACGCGATCGGCTGGCCCGCCGGCGGGGATTTTTGGCCCCAGACGATGGGCTTGTCCTGGATCGAGGCCAGATATTCCAAGCCCTTGTCGCCCGGAAAATCGATCTGTTGATCTTCGTGGGTGTAACGACGGACGCGCGCGCGCTCCAAATCGATCAGGCGGTTCTCGGCCTGGATCGAAATAGTGGCCGTCTCCGCTCCCTCGTTCACGATGCAGGTGTCGAAGCGCCCTGAGAACGTCAGGTAGGGATCGGCGATCACCGCGCCATTGGCGTCCAGCGCGCCGAGCCAGAGCTTCACCGGCTTGCCCTGGCGCACCTGGGACAGCGCCAGCGAGAGCAAGCTCTGCGGGACGCCGGAAAGCGTGATCGCGACGCCGTTGGCCACCACATCTGAGGCTTCCTCGATCGGCGCCACCGAAAGGAAATGGCCGACGCCGGTCCAGGTCTGGCCGTTCCACACGATCGAGCCATAGCCCGTCCAGGCCCGGCTGGTGCCGCCTGAGTGGGCGATCTCGAAAAACAGGACGGGGCGGAGCGCCGATGCCAGCGTCTCGGTCTGAAAGCCAGCCGTCAGGTTGCGGGTCATGGTTGCTCAGCTCTCAGCTTTCAGGAATCGGGGATCGGGGATCGGGGATCAATTTTTTTCTGATTACTGATGACTGATACCTGATACCTGAATCAAATCGCCTCGATCAGGGAAAAGCTGATGGCGTAGCGGCTCATCTCGTCCGCCGTCCACTCGAACTCGGACGTTAGGCGGAACACGCCCTTGCAATTCGATGTGGTAATCGCCGCATTATCGGCCGGGCTTTCCCGGAGCCGCGGGAAGATATCCAGCGTCGCGTTGCCGGCGCCGTCGGCGACAACGTCTTTCAGGATTTTATAAAGCCGCTGGCTCGAGCCAGAGCCCAATTGGATATAGTTGCCGGCCTTGATCGTCATCGACGCGGTCCAGCCGTCGGTGATCAGCGAGTTGCCGGTCTGGCTCGCCCCGTTGACCAGGGGCGCGCCCGGGCCCGTTCCGATCCAGGTTTTGCCGTCGGGGTCGCCGAACAGGAGCGTGCCGCGCCTCCCCATAAGCGAGGCGAAGGCCGCGAGCCAGGGCTCGGCCGCGGCCCTCAGCATGGGCGGCAGCGTCGCCTCCCCTTCCCACCATTGCCCCTGGTGCTGATAGACCTGCTGCTCGCCGGTGAAGGGCGAGGCCGAGACCGCTGCGACCGCCCGCATCAAAAGCCGCGAGCGGATGAAGCCTGGCGTCGCGGGCAAGCTGATCGGATAGCTTATAGCCATATTGGTGGTCGGTTGTCAGTTATCAGTGGTCAGTGGTCAGTGGTCAGTCGTCAGTAGTTAGTTGTCAGTAGTCAGTTATCAGTCCTTTTTACTGACGACTCATGACTGATGACTGATTACTGAACACGGATCCCTGATTCCTGCCCGCCATCGGGAAAGCGCAGGCGCAATGCCTCGAGCTCGGCGCGGGTGATTGGCGGCAAGGCGTCTCGCCGGGCGCCGATCTTTTCCGCATAACCCTCGAGCGCCGCCAGCAAATCGGCGGGCGTGGCGGCCCAAAAGCTTTCAGGCGGCCAGCCCAGCAGACCTAAGCCAACTTCCATCAACCGGCGCCAGGGAAAAGCGGCATCGGGCATCGACGATTCCGGGGTCGGTTATCAGTTGGCTGTCGGCGATCAGCTATCAGCCGTCAGCTATCAGCGATCGGCAGTCAGTTGTCAGTGGTCGGTCGTCAGTGGTCAGTAATCAGTGGTCGGTCACTGATGACTGATGACTTTTTCCTGATTCACGCCGGCAGCCTGCCGCGCAGGCGCGCATCGGTGATCCCTTGCGCCGCGTAGGCGCGGATCATCGGCAACTGGCGCACGATCTCGGCCCGGGCCACGGCGGAAACATCGGGCGCGACGCTGATCTGCTGGTTGATGACCACCGTCGTGTTCCCTCGGACCAACTGCCGATCGGATACGATTTCGCCGACGCCGGGCGGCACGAACAACTCCGGCCCCTTCTCGCCGACGAGAAAAGCCTTATGGGGCGAAACCCGGCCGCCGTGCTGGCGTCCGCCGCCGAACAACCCGCCTAGCAACGAGCCGAACAGGCCTACGACCGCGTCGCCCAACTGATCGGCGACAAAGCGGCGCGCGATCAGCCGAATGATGTCTTTCTCCAGCTCCTTCAGCACGTCGGAGAACTTCTTGCCCTCGACGATGGCGTCGACAAACGCGTCGCCGAAGGCTGTTTTCAGGTCCTTGAGGGCCGCCTCGGTATCGAAAAAGGTTTGCTTGAGATTTTTGTTCGCCTTGTCGAAACCTGCGGCCGAGACCTCGCTGGACTTGATCCCTTTTTCATACTCGTCAAATGCTATTTTTAGGGGCGTCAGAGATTTATCGATCTCCGCGAAGGCCTTCGCCAAAACTTTGCCCAAACGCCGGAGCGCCTGTTCAAGCTCGGTGGGATCGGCGCCTAAGCGGACAGTCAGCGTGTCGACCACGGTCATGGAAATCTCCTACCTCTATCCCCTTCGTCCTGGCGTTCTTGTTTCCCGGATAGCGAACAGTTAAGATTAATTAAATGCGCATATTGCCCTTGGCTGTTCTGTTGCTATTGATCGCGTGCGCCTATGCTGTGCCCCCTCGCGAAGACTTTATCGCGACCAAGGCTGGCGTTAGCGAGGAGCAAATGCGGCAAGATATCGCGCGATGTAAATACGAGGTGGATCTGCATATCTCTCCGCGTTACGCCCACGTGCCGGACAATGTTTATTACGCGTACACCACATCGCTCGAAGCGCAATGCCTGCGCGGCAAAGGATACAAAGTCTTTGTCGGAAAGGAACAAGAACGCGTCGTCGATTGCCGACTGCGCGACGGAACCATGAAGGAATTAAGCATCGTCGCATGTACCAATGCTGGGGGCGACATGAGACATCGGAACCAATAAAGTCGGAGCGCCGCCGCGCTCTCCCGGTCGGCGACAACCCCGACGCTGCCAGCGAGCTGATTGGCACTCTTGAGCGTCGGCGCGCCGTTTCGGCAACAGTCATGGCGATAACGTTCCTTGTTTAACGGCATTCTCGTTCACATTGGCGCCGGGCGAACAGATTAACCGGCGTGGCCGATCTGTCGGGGCATTGCCAGGTTTTGTGGAAATGTCTAGGATTTCCCCATGCGATGGCTTCTTCTTGCGGCTTTCGTATTTTTTTCGGCCTGCGCGCCGCCAAAGACCACACCCTTCACTTTTTCCAAAGCCGGCGTCGGCCGCGAACAGATGCGACAGGACATGGCTCATCGAAGTGTTTCAGCATATGCCGCGGAAGTATGACGATCTGCCATATGTTCTTAAGGAGGATTACATTAATGCGCGCGAGGCGATGTGCCTGCGCGGCAAGGGATCAAGGGATACAATGTCTATATGGGCAAGGAAACCGAACGCATCGTCGAGTGTCATTTGCCCGATGGCGCCGTCAGGGCCATGAGCATCCTGGCCTGCAGCGACGCCAATGGA